AGTACCTCTTGACTTTACTTTTCCTTTTTATGGAAATAGTTATGTCACTAGCTTTATGTTTAGTAACGGTGTTGTGGGGTTTCTTGACCCTCTTGATGTCGCTGGTAGTGGCTATATATATGATGGGTTGTGTTGTCACGGACAAGATTTTGAAAGTGGAGCAACAGGTGTAAGGTTTAACTACACTATTATGCCGTGGCATACAGACTTGATAGACACAGGTATTGGTAGGTTTTATACACAAGGTGATGAAACATTCCAAAAGTATATGTGGGAAAATTTGTCAGAGTAATACGATAGAAACACAAGTAATACATTTGATTTGACAATATACCCAATGGGCAACATAGAAGTAAATTATGAAAAAGTCCATATTAAAAATCACGCAGTAACAGTAGGAGTAGTTGGAGATTTAAGTGCAGGTGAATATGAACAATGGTTTTATAATCACCCAACTAATGGAGCAGTATATTGGGATAGTCAAGAAAATGACCCAGTAGAAATAGCAGAAGGAGAAAGTGTATGCAGTGTAATACCAGACAGTCATATCAGTTGTCTTTACTATCCGCAAGTCTATGCTGACAATGTGTATAATCAACAATGTGCACTTGACCCTTTGTATGATTACGGTTGTGATGCATGGAGTGATGCTTACATAGAAGAATATGTAGAGGAAGAAGAGCCACAGGTTTGGGAAGAAGTTGAAGAAGCAGAAGAAATATTTGTAGTAGAAGAGCCTCAAGTATTTGAAATAATAGATATAGCACCTTTGGAAAACTTTACACCTGCTACAATAGAGGAAGCCTTAGTTGAAATTGAAACAGTATTTGAAGAAATAGAACAAGAAGAATTAATAGAGGAACTAGAAGCAGAGTTAGAAGAATTTTTAGAACCGGAAGTAGAAGAGGAAGTAATTGAAGAAGAACCGGAAGAGCAAGAGATTGAAGAAACTCAAGAGGAAACTGAACAAGAAGTCACAGAACCAGAAGTACAGCAAGAAGTTATAGAACAACCTGTGCTAGTACAGAAGAAAAAAGAATCTAGCAAGAAACAAAAGATGCGTGAGATTATAAGTGACAAGCTAAAGAATCTTGCAGTAGAAATGGGTGAAGCTGCATCATTAGAAGAGCAGCAAAAGCTACAAAGTTTAATCTTAACTCTCTTAAACTTTAATGCAGGATTTAACAACTACAACACACAACTACTTATTGATGGTGTGTTTTATGAAGATAAAGGTATATATTTAGACAAGGATATACCTGATAACAAAAGAGGATTAAGAAACGGTTTGGCTAACGAAATACTACACAATAAATTGATGGACCTACAATGGCAGAAATAGAGTACGCAGGAGTCAAGGTAGGGGGTAGTAAGGCTCTACTAATAATACCCCTCTTAGGGACAATCCTTGGAGCTCTGTGGGGTGGTTTTGAAGTCTATCAAAGATACTTAGATATGGAAGCTAAGATAGACTCTTACATTGCACCAGACCTAACAGGTATAGAACAAGAGTTAGCAGTAATAGAAGAAACTTTAATAAGTGTAAGTGAGTCAGTAGAACTAGCTAGAGATTATACTAGAACAATCAAGAATGATTTAAAGGATGATTTAGCTAGACAAGAGTCACTAATGGAAAGGCTAGAAGATAAAGTTAATTCCTCTCAAGATGAGATAGATGAAACTATTGATGCAGCAGAAGAGAGGTTTGATGCAAGACGAGATGCCTTGTATTCAGACACAGATAGAAAAATAAAAGAAGTAGAAGAAAGAGTTAACGCTAAGTTACAAAGAGCGTTAGATAACCCACTAGCAAACTAGGAGATAATATGCCAGCAGGAAAAGGTACATATGGTAAGAAAAGAGGTCGTCCACCAATGAAAAAGAAAGGAAAGAAGAAGTAATGCCAGCCAAGAAGGACCCACGATTAGCTAGAGTAGGTGTATCAGGGTTTAATAAACCTAAGCGTACACCTAATCATCCTACTAAGTCACACGTAGTTGTAGCTAAAGAGGGTGATAAAGTTAAAACAATTAGGTATGGACAGCAAGGAGTTTCAGGAGCAGGTAGTAATCCTACTACAGCTAAACAAAAAGCTAGACGTAAATCTTTTAAAGCCAGACATGCTAAAAATATTGCTAAAGGTAAAATGAGTGCAGCATACTGGGCAAATAAATCTAAATGGTAAAATATGGAAGAAAGAATAGCTAGAATGGAAAAGACATTAGATAAACACAGCTCACAAATAAGTAAATTATTTAGTAGAGTTGATGACACTAATGCTTGTATACAAAAAATTATGAATACATTAAATCAAATTAGATGGACATTCTTTGGAGCTTTGGGTTATTACGCAATTTCAGAGATAGGGTTACTAGGAGCATTTAAAGTATTATGATAGCATTTTTAACAAACGTAGCACCCATAGCTTTAGGCTTTGTTGCTAAGTTGTTTGCACTTAAGAGTCAAGCAGCAGCAGAAAATCAAAAGTTAATGATACAGAACTTGCAAGCACGCAATGATTCTATTAACCAAGCAAGAGATAGAGCAGATAAAGAGAGTCCAATGGCTGCTCTTAATAGACGAGTTATTATATTTGTTATATTAGCACTTATAATATTTACACAAGTAGCACCAGTGTGGTTTAATGTGCCTACAGTTATACCTAATACTATAGAAGGGTTTAGTTTCTTTGGCATACAATTTACACCAGACATAGTAGAGTATATAGAAATACAAGCAGGCTCAGTATTAAAGATGGATGAAATCTTTGGATGGGCAACAATGATTATAGAATTTTATTTTGGTGCACAATTAGCCAAGGGGAAGTAGATGACATACAGACAAATTATTAACTCAGTATTACGTAGGTTAAGAGAAGATAGTATAGGCAGTGATTGGTCAGGTGCACTAATAGATGCTGCTGGTCCATCAGACTACCAAGTATTAATAGGTGATTTTGTTAATGAAGTTAAAAGAGAAGTAGAAGATGCTTGGGATTGGACATCACTAAGACGTATAGAAACAGTAGCTACTGTAGCTGATACACGTAGCTATAATCTACCTAGCACTTCACAACGTACTAGAACATTATCTGTACAAGAACAATCACAAGGAACTAAGTTACAAGGTGTACCTGATTCTTGGATTAGGTCTACTCAATATCCTAGTCCTGACAGCTCAGGTGTTCCTTCTTACTTTTCCATTAACGGAACCAGTAGTGGTCTATTAACAGCTCAGATATATCCTAAGCCTGATGCTGTTTATAACATAAATTTTTATCTACTAGACCCACAAGATGATTTAACAAATGCAACAGATGTCTTGACATGTCCAGAGTTTCCTGTTATAATGGGGGTATGGGCACGAGCTATAGCTGAACGTGGTGAAGATGGTGGAACACTATCAGATATGGCACAGATGCAATATCAACAAGCATTATCAGATGCAATACAACAAGATGTAGGCAGACACTCAGATGAGGTAATTTGGAATGGCGTCTAAACCAATACAACCCCTTGTATTAGACTCTATAGGTATCTATGGATTAAACAGGCAGTCGTCTGCTTCTAGTTTACCGCCTCAATACCTAACAACAGCTAACAATATTATGTTAGATGAGAAGGGACGTGTTACTACTAGAGAAGGAATTAAACAAGTAACAGATAATATATCTAATAGTAATACAGCTAATACATTAATAGTTAAATCATTAGGTGAGTATATTAGTGCAACAGGAGCCAAGACTTTATTTGCTGGAGCTGGTGCTAATGTATATAAAATTAACACAGCTAACACTCCGTACACTTTAGATGTACAATCTTTTGGTGGTTCAGCCACTACTAAAACTAATGGCAACTGGCAGTTTACAAACTTTAATAACCAGTTCTATGCTGTACAAGCAGGTAATAAACCTATTAATTATGATGGTACTACATGGAAAGATTTAGAGGATGTAGGAAGTTATGCTGCTCCTGCTGGAGTTACAACCTTTACACCTTCTTGTGTTTTAGGTGACTACGGTAGAGTATGGGTAGGAAACATAGGTGAAAACAAAGACGTAGTTTATTACTCTGATACATTGCTTGGTCATAAATTTACTGGTGGTGCGTCAGGTTCAGTAGATTTAAAAACTGTATGGTCAGGTGATGAAATAACAGCACTAGCTTCTTTTATGGGTAAGCTAGTTATTTTTGGTAAGAGTAACATTGTTATTTACAATGACCCTTGGGACCCATCTGCAGCTTCTTTTCAATTAGATGAAGTTATTGAAGGTGTAGGATGTGTAGCTAGGGATTCAGTAC